AGTAACCGCAGTCGCACCACTATCCATGTGGAAACCTTTAGTTTGTTTGTTCCAATCTGAGTAAATTTGTTCAGTACATGAAAGTGCTGTCGGATTTTGTTTTCCTTTATATTGGAAGAAGTCTCTGTCCCATCCATAATTATTCGCGGTAGAGAATCCAAGATAAGTACGTCTAACATTATCACCTGAACTTATTTGTGAATTTTCAGCACCTGTTGATAAACCAAAAGGAGGATTTGCAACTACATCACCGGGTAAATCATACTTAGTTTTGTAAATAGGATAAACTTCAGGTTCAATTGGCATATCTGTAGAGTTATAAGTTCTAACGATATAACCTTCAAAACCACATGGAACTGCATCAGTTGGAGCATCCTCATTTACCTCAAGCATTATGTATTTTGAAAGAATCTCATACTCACCATCAGCGGTACCTATTTTCTTAGCAACATAATTATTTTGAGATGGGTCCATTGTACAATTAGTGTACTTTTCTAATACTACAGGATTTTGGTCAGTATCGTTGTAATCTCTAACCAAAACATCGAAAGTTAAACCATCAAATGTCATGTTAGCAACAGAAACCTTAACCTCACTGTTAGAAGAATTACCATCAGAAATAGTTAAGTAACGGAATAATTGATAAACTGTATTACCACGAAGTTCAGAAACAACCCATGGAGAATAAGCAGTTTGATATCTTTCTAAATAGTTACCTAAAGAATTATTAAGTCCTCCTCTAGCCTCTTCATTAGTAATGAATGAAGAGAAAAGACCCAAAACTTTTCCATTTCTGTATCCATAATTTAACATAGTTGGAAAATATTCCTCAACAAAAAGAGGAACATCGGCTCTATTTTTTTGGAAGTTACCTGTACCAAGTACTTTAGAAATAAAGTTAGTTTTAGTATCATCTAAAGAACATTCAAAACTAAAATTAGTTCCATCTTTATCTGTTCCACTAACACCGAATGTTGCAAATGGGTTAGTTAATACATCAACATAACTACCACTAGCATCAAAACTTGCATCAGTTGTTGCTGTAACTTGATAAAGTGGTCCGTCATTTGTTGAGTTATATTCAGAAATACCTCTTGAACGTAAAGTTGCAACTACTAAGTTATTAAACGCTTCGTTAGCACCTGTGTTTGCCCCAAATGAAAATTCAATACCATCAACAGTACCTGATGCAACACCAGCCGTTCTTGCAAAAGTATTTAATTCAGCATAAAACGAGTAACCTGAGAAAGTTGAGCTACCTCCAGCATTTGGTTGGAAAGTTGCATAAATCCATGGGTCATTTTCAGTGTTAGTGGTTGTTACCGCAGACAAACTAAGTTGAGGAACACCAAATGCGTTTGTAACACCTGATAAATTATCAAAAGTACTTGATGATAAAGGACCCCACACTACTGAAGTTGCTCCTGTAGTTGTAGAGGTTCCATTAAGCGCCTGACCTAAAAGATAAGTGTTTAAATCATCTTGGTACGTAGAAGTACTACCGTCAAACTTTCTGTAAGTAGTGGTAAAATCATTATATGCACTTGTTGCTGTAAATGTTTGAGCCCCACCAAATACATATGTTACAGTATTTGTGTTAGAATTTGCCGTATAGGCTAAAGAAAACGACCTTGGACCTCCAGTTGCTGCAGCACCATCACCGATTGCTATTGTAGAAGCATCAGGAGCCGCAACTGTTGTAATTGACCAAGAAGGACCTGCATCATAACCTGATAAACCAAGAATTCTTGTAACAAACAATTGGTTAGATTGTTGTAAATAAGCCTTTGCGATATAAGCGGCTTCATACTTAGGAATTTGTGTGTTCACAAATTTTTCAGGTGACGTAGTACCAAAGTATGTCTGAAACTCATCATAACTTGTCACAAAAATCGGTTCAAAGGCTGGACCCTTGAGTGTTTCACCCACGATACCAAGCGTTGTAACACCGACACTTTGTGCAACATATGAAAGTTCAGTTTCGGTAGTATAGACACCGGGAGAAACGAAAACTTTTGTTGCCATTTAATTTTTTGTTTTTAACGATTTATTTCTCAATAAATACTATATAAAAATTCAAAAGTTTTTAATTTTTTTCTCTATTTATCTAAAAGGAAGAATAAATTCTTACTTTTTTCTGCTTTGAAGATTAAGAACCTTAAAATATCAGAAGAGTCTCATACAATACTAAAAAAGTACTGTATGAAAAAGGGTTTAAAAATACATAAGTTTTTAGAAAATTTAATAATTGAAAACTGTACGGAAAAAAAGGACTTGTATGGTGAACTCTAAACAAGTTGTACAGATAATTGTATTTTAGCGGGAATAGTATTATCTGTTTTAACAACAACTATTTCTAAAATGTCTTCTGAATTTACTTGAATTTGTCCATCGACGTTATCAAAAATATTACTACCGTAGAATAAACCATTTATTGTAACATTATATGAATCAATATTATCTAAACCGACTGACCTCAAATTTGCAGGATACTTAAACTCTTGAGAAAAAGTGTTTTCTCCAAAAGGAAAATCTAAAATTAAATCAAAATTTGATGTATTATCAAGTGCTCGTCTATTCTTTTTAATCTTTGCTGATTTTTGGTTAGTCTCTAACATGGTAAAAGTTCTACTAACTCCAGGACTAACTTGAAATTCATTTTCGTCCATTAAGAATCCCATCATTGTAAAGTTATAACTTTGAATATAATATTTTCTTTTTTCTATTTCAGTAACCGATTCATCTTGAAGGTCATCCATTATGATTGGAATATAATGTCCTTTAATTACAGAATACGCTTGACGAGAAGAAAATTTTTCGACAACGACTTTATTAAATGCATTTAATTCTCTCATCCTGTTACAAATAATTTTTATAGAAAACTTGATATCAACAGGAACTGGTTGGGGTATAGTATAAACATCAAATCCTTTAACTCCGTTATCCCAATTAGGGACCATTGCATAAAAAAATTGTTTTCTATTTGGAATTGTGTACTGAAGAGATGGTAGTGTACCATACTTCACTTCAGGACTTCTAACAGTTGTAATTACAGGAACACTAACATTTTTATCTAAATCATTTATGTTCCATGTTTGAGTGAACTGAGCCCAATTTTGAGTTGTAATTAAAATGTCAACAACAGGTACTACTTTTCCATCAACCACAACCCTTAATTCATTTTTCACAAAATCTAAAAAACCTCTGTCCAAATCTTCATGTAAAATAGATTTAGGTAAGAATGTCCCATACTGATTTATTTGGTCAAGCATTTCTTGCCTTCTAGACGGACCATATAATTCAGGTGTCAGTTTAATATGTTTTTTTATTTTTTTTCCAAATCCCATTATAATCCTCTAAATTCATTATCATTAACAGGAACCGCAATAATGGTTCTGTAAAATGGTTTATAACCACCATAAGTATGTTTGTTGTCTGATACAACACGACCATCATTTGCAACTGAGTAATACCTAACTCTTTTTTCGGTCTCATAATATCCAACATAATCACCAAATTCAACCTCAATACCAAGTTCATCAAGATGTGATTGGTAAACTGAAATTCTAATATTACCTGGCTCCATTTGGTCAAGTTTAGAATTACCAAGAAATTTATTCTCAGGAGCCGAAACCTGTACAAAGGCTTTAAATTCTGTTGGGGGGTGGAACTTAATCGAATCCTTTGTGGTTTCTCCATATACGTCATCAGTATTTGTTTTTGTCCTGTCAACTTTGTATAACACAAGAGTGAAATTCATATCTCCCTCAAGCCATTCTCTACCCATCCCAACATCCAAGTGGAAATCCTCCGCTCCAAAAAATTTATTTAACCTTGTAATCGGTACATTCCTCTGTGCCATATTGATAAATATCTAATTTTGGATTATAATTAAGTTAGTGGAAGATTCAGTCGATATTAAAAGTATTGAACAGAAGACCCTATTAGTTTTAGAGACTTATCAGGGTTCAAATAACTATATCTTAAAGTTAAAACAGCAGCATGCTGTAAACCCTAAATTTATTCCCACAAGAGCGCAGTGTGATTATGTTATTGGATTTAACGTAGTTGAACCAAAAGTTGCAAAAAAGTGGGTTGAGATTGATTCATATTTTGCGAAGAAACTTGTGGATGATAACCCGTTCATTAAAGAACCTGACAAGATTTATGTTGAAAAACTTCTTGTAGAAAAAGATAAGTCATATCATATTTGGGGTAAGGTTTTTAGTGGGGATACTCTACACGACTTTTGGATTCCTAAAACGGCAATTCATAAATCAAAGACAAGAACTGCCGAAGTTAATTGGGAAAAGTATTCTCATCGTCCCCCTCTTAATCATCAAAAGGAATGTATCATTAAACTTTTGGAAAATGATAAGTACATTGTTGCAGACGATATGGGTCTTGGAAAGACGACATCGACTGTAATTTCATCCATTGAAAGTGGGTCAAAAAAAATTTTAATTATTTGTCCTGCAACTTTGAAGATAAATTGGAAAAGAGAAATTGCTCTTTATACTGATGAATCAGTTTACATTGTTGAAGGTAAAAAGTGGGAAGATGGTCACAAATATTATATTATAAATTATGATATAATGAAAAATTTCCACGAACCAAAATCAAAAGAATCTATTTTAATGAAAGAGAATTTTGATTTGGTTGTAATTGATGAGGCTCACTATATTTCAAACCCACAAGCTCAAAGGACAAAAATTATAAATGATTTGGTTAGTCATTCTGAAAGACTTTGGTTGTTAACGGGAACTCCTATGACATCTCGACCGATGAATTATTATAATCTTTTGAACCTTATTGAAAGTCCTGTTGCAACAAACTGGATGGCTTATGCCATTAGGTACTGTGGTGGATATCAGTTCTCAGTTGGTAGAAGAAAAGTTTGGAATGTTAACGGAGCAACAAATCTTGAGGAACTTAGAGACAGAACTTCAAGACATGTGATTCGCAGATTAAAAACTGAAGTATTAGATTTACCTGACAAAATTATTACCCCACTTTACCAAAGACTAAGTTCAAGATTATATGAAGAACTTATGGGTGAATACTATGATTGGTATGTAAATAAAAAAGACGAATCAAAATCTTTAACAATTCAGTTTTCAAAACTTACAAAAGTTAGACAGGTAATTGCTGAAGAAAAAATTGCAACTACAATTGAGGTTGCTGAAAATATTATTGAGCAAGGAAAGAAAGTAATTATTTTTTCAAATTTTACAGAGCCCCTTCAAAAAATACACGAGCATTTTAAAAAACAATCTGTTTATTTGGACGGGTCAACATCAAAACCTGCAAGACAAAAAGCGGTGGACGATTTTCAAGAGAACGACAAAGTTAAAGTTTTCTGTGGAAATATTAAAGCTGCAGGTGTTGGTATTACATTAACTGCCGCGGAAGCTGTAATTATGAATGACCTCTCATTCTTACCTTCAGACCATGCTCAAGCCGAGGACAGGTCATACAGATACGGACAAAAAAATAATGTTCTTGTTTATTATCCAATTTTTGAGAACACAATCGAGGGAGCAATCTATGATATTCTATCAAGAAAAAAACAGATTATCGGAACTGTTATGGGTGATATCTCAGAAACAGAAACTGATATTGTTGAACAAATCTTAAAAGAAATCAGTAATAGATGAGTATTTATTATTGATGCGTAATTTAGAATTAATTTCAGAAAGTTTAGTAAATCAAATTTTAGGTAAAGAACCTAATCAGATTGAATTTTTTATTAATGAAGCAAAAACAATTGGTATAGATAAGTTACCTTACTCCTATGCATCTATTCGGAGGTTTATTGACCCCGAAACAATGAAAATACATTACCAAAGACACTATAAAGGGTATGTTAAAAAATTAAATTCCGCCTTAAGAAAAAAAGATTATGGCGATGTTGAATTAGAGAACATCGTAAAACAAATATCAAAATACAATACGGTTATAAGGAACAATGCCGGTGGGGCATTTAATCATGCTCTTTTTTGGAAAATGTTATCTCCTAAACCACAGACTCCGTCTGGTGAAATTTTAAAAAAAATTAAATCACAATTTGGGACCTATAGAAACTTCAGAACTAAATTCGAAAAGGAGGCAAAGGCTCGATTTGGTTCAGGTTGGGTTTGGTTAGTCGTTAAAGACAACGGGAGTTTAAAAATCATAACAACCCCAAACCAAGATAATCCTCTTATGAACATTTTTAACCAAGGAGGGTTTCCAATTTTAGGACTTGATTTATGGGAACACGCTTACTATTTGAAATATCAAAACAAAAGAGATGAATATATTCAAAATTTTTGGGAGGTTGTTAATTGGAAATTTGTAAACGAACTTTATTTAAAAAAAATAAAAAAAGAAAAAAATATTGTGTCCGAGTCTTATAAAGCAACAAAAAGTGATTTTTCAAGATACGCATCCATCTTTAGTAATAATGAAGATTTAATGTTACAACATGCGAGATGTATTATGAATATTTTTAGAAATACCTATCCTAAAAATTTTTACAATAAAGGTGAGTATTGTTCTAATTGCCCCTCAGGTCTGTATGATTTAGAAAAAGAAGGTCGTTCAGTTTTAAATAAATTAACTTCAAATATTTACGGATTTATAATCCTTCTCACAGACGTTAATACTGTTTTAGAAAAAACAGGACAACCTAAAATAGTTTTTGATGAAACTAATACTAAAGAACACAAAAAACAATTAGACAAGTTGTGTTTAGTCTTAAATCGATATAGAGACAGAATTTTCCCAACGTCAAGAACTTTGGATAATATTTGGAATTTATTGGGAATGACTCATGGAAAAGGTGAAAAGTTGGAAAATGAAATTGTAAAAAGACTTAATGAAAAATTGGGCAAGGGAACCGCCAAAGTAGAAGCTGGATTAGGAATATCTTCAGACATTGGCGGATTGGA